AGTTGCTGAAACAAATCCTGTAGAATCTACAGAAAAGTTAGTTGTAAAGGCACCAGTAGATGAGTTTTTAGTTACTCCTAAAAAACCATTTTCCGATCGGACTGGTCCTGTAAATGTAGTGTTTGCCATAATATTCTCCTTTTGTATAGCGTTGTATTTGTAGTCTCTATACTCGTCTGCCTAACCAGTCTACAAATAATTTTTTTATTGTTAGGTGTTTATATTATAACTTATTGGAAATGCTTGGTAAACTACCTAATTAAATTGTTTGGTATCAAAATTAAAACTTATACCCCATTTTTTATCACCTTGGTTAACTTTACAACCATGGTTTAAAAAAGGACTAAATAAAGCAAATTTGCCTTTTTCTGGTTTTACGGATTGTTTGATCTCAGGGAAATTTAATGTTTGATCCGCATCATTTAAATACAAAACTCCAGAGAATATACTTCTATGTTCGTGAAAAGCTGTATCTTCATATTTATCTACACAATATCCCCAAGAATCTTGTAAAAAATATTTTGGAAAATTATAATCTTTGTCCATTATAGATATAAAATAATTAGCTACTTTTAAAAAATTTACATCATTGTTAAAATATTTCCATGATGTCATTTTACCTTTTATATTTGTTTTATAGCTCATGGCTTCTTTTTCATTAAAGCCTTGTTTTATTTTTTCTATAAAATAATCTGAATCTATTTCTATTTTACCTTCAATAAAAAAATATTCTTTCTTTATTGTTCTATTAAAGTGTTTTTGAATCATATAATTTTTCTATATTTAATTTAATTTTTAGTCAAGACAAAAAAAAGGGGCGATGTAAACACCGCCCCTTTTCAGTAATACTGATTAGTATTTATTAGCTAGTTGGTAAATTTCCGTTACCAAAAATACATCTTGGATCAGAGAATCCAAAAGAGTATCTTTCTCTAGCTTTGAATCTTACGTTGCCAGTATCGAAGTCACCTTCAATCGCAGTCTTAATCGGGCTTCTTTCGAAGTGTTTTAATCCGTTAGGGATATCCGTTAAGATAAAGTATGAATCAGTGTCAGTTAAAAAGTTATTAACTCTGTAACCTTCTGGTAACATACCCATAGAAACGATTGCGTTGATATCGTTATCAGCTGTTCCGACTCTTTGAGGAGTTTTCATCAATCTCTCAGCAGTAAATTGTAATTCTTTTGGAATTATCATTTTTCTACCTTGAGTAGCGATTTTTAATCCTCTTTCGTCTACGAATCCAGCGATATCGATTAACGATTGCTCAAGTGAAGTTTCGTTTAAGTCTGCAGCAGTTGCAAGAACGTTTGAGAAAGTTCCACCTGTTGCAAGTGGGTGTGAAGCATTAATTAATGATACTCCGTCTCCACCTGTAGCAGTAGCAACTTGCGCATTGTTCAATACGTTTGCAGCTTTAACTTGCTTCGTGTTCGACATTGATCTTGCAAGAGCTCTTGTGTATCTTGCAGCCAATCTGTCGTATAGGTTGTCTTCGATTGCTTCTTCAGTAATAGCAAATGCTAAAGCAATTGTTTCGTGGTTGTATCTAGCTGTGAAAGTTTCACCTGCTGTATCAAACACTACTCCAGCACCTTCTTGTTTAGTTGGTGCAGAAGCGAAACCGCTTAACATTACTTCTTCTTCAAAAGCTCTGTCAGATGTTTCAGTTACGAAAATTTCAGCATGCTGATTTTCGTATCTATTATATTCCAGGCCAAATAGTGCATTTAAACCTGGCTCTAGTTCTTTAACTAGTTGTGATCTACTTATAGCCATAATTTATTCTCCTATTATATGCCTGTACCACTTCTGTAGAAGTGATTGTTGATTCTAACAAGAATGTTAGCGTTTGACACAGTCACATCTGAATTCTCAGGGTCTTGTGAAATGTCAATTGCTTGTACAGCAAATGTACTTGCAGTTCCTGTTGCAGATACATCTAATTGTACTTTTGATATTCCTGTTTGTGTTACACCACTTACGTTAGTAACGGAGTAGTTAGTATACAAATCAGCTCTTGTAAACGACTCATCAGCGTCCATTAAGAATACTGCATCTGGGTCATCAACAACAAACGCTGTAATATCGCTTGTGTTAATTGAACCAGGGTAGTAGTTCGAGTATGTAGGCTTTTGAGTAGTTGGATCTGTATAAAAACATCCGTTAAAAACACCCAAAACAGCTTGTGAATCACCAGCGACATGTCTTTCAATATTTCCAGTTGATGTTGGGATTACCAAATCACCTTGGAAAATCGCAGTCGACATATTCGCTTTGATTGTGTATCTGTTCTGAGCTCCAACTAATGGTGTACCGTCTAGTTTTCTGTACGGTCTTAGACCGAACTTTTCACTTACGTTTGCCATGTGTTATCTCCTTTTAACAGTTTATTTTAAGACCCAGTAGCAATTGCAAATTTATTTTTTGCGACTACCACCAAAGGTCACTCTGGATTGTCTATCAATATTGATAGGCATATCCGGGTGCTGTTCCTTCATAAGATCATTGTCAATCGCGTTCATTCTATCTTGAGTAAGTTTTCTAAAATACTCAGCGCGTTGTTCCAATATCTCTACCGGTATCCTTGCCAGCACAAGGCCACCAATTCCTATACACCCCTCGTATTTGCCTTCGGTATAGAAAGGATATTTGTTTGTGCCAACTTCATTTTCAATCTGTTCGACCTTTACAAAATCCCAACCTTCCCTAAGCTTCTTAGATACGTTAGCCGTATCCTCAAAACCCTGAACGTTAGTACGGATCCATCTATGGGCGTACCCGTTCGGTGCGGGTGGTGCATCCAAACTGGATGGTGGAGCCCAAGTTTTTTTAGCTTCTTTTGAAGCTTTAGTCTCTGACTCCCGTGAAGTTCTCTTAATTGTATCCATAACTATTTATCCTCCTTCACGTATCTAGCGTATTCCTCTAGTGGCACTCCTAATCTATTAGCAATTGCTACCTGTGAACGAGTGAGTTTCACAGTTCTGCGTCCTTGTTGACTACGACCAGCCGAGGCAACCGTTTGGACGGGTTTCGGTTTCTCTTTTTTTGGCTCGTCCTTAACATCGTTATCATCAAAACTTTCAGGAAAATATTTCCTTAGTCTTGAATTAACTTCATTATAATACTCATCACTATCAACTTCAATACCCTCTTGAGAAATATTGTTGTGAATAGTAATAGCAGCATTAGTCATCACTTCATCAGTCCCGAACCACGGATTGTCTTCTGCCCATTTTTTAGCTTTAGGCGTTATCTGTGGTGTAGATTGCGAAGATTCAGCTGTGTTTGAGGTATCAGCTTGTACGTTTTGTTGTTGTTTACTTTGCTCTTCTTCTTGCTTCTTTTGTTCCTCACGATTAGCTATTTCAATCCTAGCCTTTTCTTTTTCGACTGCTAATTGAGTTAACTTATCATTAGCTTCCATAATTTTAGAAGCGTCTTGACTTTCGATAGCTTGTTGTAGAGCGACTTTGACCTGTTCTCTTTGAGCATCTACTCTAGCATCTAATTCTTTAAGATACTGCTCGTCTGTAGATTTAAACTTTTTAAGACTAGTGTCAAATTTCTTTTGAATTCCTTTAGCATATTCCAAAGCTGCTTTTTCTCTTCTTTCAGCTTCTCTTATTCTAAAGGTTAGTTTATCAATTTTACCTTGATAATCTCTTCTTGATTTTTTAAGATTAGGTCTATCATCTTTGTCATCAGATTTATCTTCATCCTTAGCTTCAGTTTTAGTTTCTTCTTCTAAAACTTCTTCAACACTAGGTTTATCAGATTTATCTTCTTTAGAATGATCTACATAACCGAGATCAACTTCACCTAAGTTTAACTTAGGTTCATTGTCCTCTTTAGTCTCTTCTTTTACTTCAACGTTTTCTTCTTTAACGTCATCCGTATCTAATTCGACTTCTCTTTCCTTGGCTAAAAGTGCATCTGCACTATAGTCTTTTACCTCTGCCATTTTTATCCTCCTTTATTAAAATAAATGGAGAATATCTTCTGGCTTTGTAATAGTTCCTATGATCTCGTCATCATTTAATATACGGTGTTCACCATACTTAGTCTGAAATCTACTTCCAGTATATCTGCCATAAATGACAAACTCACCTTCATTACACCAAGGCCCATTAGGAAATTTTTCTTTATCTTGATAACAAAGGTCACCCATTTTTACGACTAATCCAACAACAGTTGTCATTTGAATTTTGTCTTGAGTTTCGTCTGCTAAGATAACGCCACCTTTTGTTTTTTGTTGGCCAGACCAAGGTCTAACTAACATACGGTAGCCTACAGGGTTAGGTATGATTTCAAGATATTTTTTGATGCCTTCTGGATCAGTTGGAATTTGTGATTTGACCTCTTCCTTATTTTTTTCGTTACCGAAATTTGTAAGCTTAGGTTTAATCAGTTGTACCATCGTTATCCTCCTTTTGCAGGTTTTTAATATCCTGAAGCAGCGCTTCTAGTGCGCTGAGTCTGCCCCTAGCATACTGCAAATTCTCTATGGAATCAACCCCATAGCAAATATGTTGTCTTGTGTCTTCAACTTGTTTTTTAATTACACCTTTAATCTTATCTGAAGTATATGGATCTAACATTAATTTCTCTTCAATGCTATTTTGTTTTTACCTTGTTTTAAAAGCATAAAACCATACTCATTAACAATAATTTTTAATATTGTATCCATGTCATATTTTGGATAATCATCAAAAACAAACACAGTTCCTTCATGCGACCTTTCCGCAAAGAACACTGCTTCTTTAATAACATCAAATGATTTATGGGGTCCATCAAAATGAACTAAATCATATTTATTAATAATTTGTTTTTTATTTCTATAAATTGGAACACCGTCTGGAAAACGATTCATAAATTCATCATCCCCCATTGGAAACAATGTAAAGTTTTCATAATCAATATCTTTAATTAATTGAAGCTTCATACTGTTTGTATAATCACAAGTATATGCTCCAGAATTATCATAATGTTCGTAATTTAAATTGCCGTATGGATCAATTCCAATATGCCAATGATTTTTATGTTTTAATGAGTCTAAAATTAATTTGGTACCTGCTCCTTGTCTAACTCCAATTTCACAAGTAAATAAATTTTCGTTTTCTAAACTATCGCAAGCTTCTTTTAGGATTTCGTATTCGACACTATCGCCTTGAATCATACAAGGCTTATATACTAAATATAAGGTTTGTAAATAGATTTAATTTTACCTTGTGCTTTTAATTTTTTAAGATCACCTTTGGTTAATTTAGAATAATCTATATCTTCATATAATTCTAAATGAGGGTCTTTTTTAGGTTTTCTAATAAATAGATTTTTAATCCACTTAAACATTATTTTCTCTTAATTAAATCTGTAGCCTTAAGTCCGTAAACGCTCGCAATGACGCCCACGAAAATTGTCTGGTACCAAAAAGGCAATTGTGAAAAATATTCAAAAAATAATTTCATCTTCTCCATTGCACTTGGATCATCTGAAAATACTGCCCACGCAAGAAGTACAATTGGAGCTGAGAGCAATAATAAAATAAATTCGTCTTTCCAGTCCGATTGTCTTGCCTCTAATAATTTGCCTTGGTACTCTGCTTCACCTCTCGCCATTTTTTCTGCGTGATGCATTTGTGCATCAGACATTAACATCTTAGTTTTTTGACGGTTCTGATAAATATGCGAACCAGCTTTTACGGCTAATTTAAATGCACTAAACCACATTACTTTTTATACCCACCTTTTTTCATTTTTACTGGAGGCACTTGTGGGTTAGGTCCTCTTTTTGGTGGGGGACCGTATTTTACACCTCCAGATAATCCTCCAACTTTAAAAGCTCTAAAATTAAAAAAATCTTGTTTAGGATTTACTAAAGTAGGATCAACGGGCTTCATAGTTTCTACTACAATTGGTTTAATTAATCTTTGAGAACCTTCTCCTTCTTTAGTAGGTTTTGCATTTGTTTTTATTTTACCCATAGGAGAAAATCCCATTGTGTAATCAACTATTCTTGATCCAATCTTTCCTCCGTAATATGGAATGCCTGTTGCAGCTCCAATACCTTGTGCAATAATTTGTCCTTTTAAAGTTGTTGATGGACTTATTCTTGCTCTAGCAGTTTGTCTTTGTTGTGTGAGTGCTTGTCTAGCTCCTGGAGTTAATTTTGTTTTATCTTCAAATTGAGCCATTGGATTTCTTCCTCCTCCACCACCTGGTCTTTCAACTCCTTTTTCTTCGGCTCTTCCACCAACACCACCGATTCTAAAACCTTTTGGTTTTTTCATAAATGGCTTATGATATGTATGTCTCATTTCAAATTCTTTTTTAGTCTCAGTAGGTTGTTTAATTGCTTTACCTAAATAAGCTTTTTCAACACCTTTAATCTTACCTTTATTTTTAGATGCATAAAAAACTTGCTCACCTTTTTTCTTGCCATATTCTTTTTTCATGGACTTCATAATCTTTTTACCTTTTTCTGTAAGTGGCATTATTTTTTAGATCCTCTATTTTTCTGTCTTTGTAATTCTAATTTTTCTTCTGCAACTCTAATTCTTTCAGCTGCTTGGTCTTCATTGTTTTCTAATTTCATCTTCTCTAAATCTAATCTTTCTTCAATTTCATTTTCTTTAATATCCATATTCATCATACTCTCTTCAGACTTACGTTGTAAATCCATCGCTCTTAAATCTAGTTCTCTTTGTTTCAACATAACTAGTGGATCTTGTTTTTGACCCATAGCCTCACTTTGTGCAAGCTCTGTTGTTAACTGAGCAACTCTATTCGCTATCATTGCTGCGATCTGAACTTGTGCACCTTGCGGATCCGTTTGTAACATCTGTTGCATATTAGGATCGTTAGCGATTGCAGCACCAACTTCTCCTTGAGCCTTCATTGAAACGTGTTCTGAGATGTGTGCTTGTAATGCAGTGTAAACTGCTGGGTTAATCTGTACCATTCTTGTAGACATAAACGCTCTATGAGCGTTAATATGTGCATCATGGTCTTGATCTGGGAATGCTCTTAATGGTTTTTGGTATAATGCTTCCATATTCTCGGTTGCCGGGTCTTTTGGCATTGGTTTTTCTTGAGGAAGTAGCAATTGGTCGATATCTTGTGTACCTAATGCTTCATATACTCTTCGATACGCCTCTCTTAAGTTGTGCATCATCGGATTTGACACTGCAATCTTCAAATTCTCATTAGCTAACGTTACTCTTTGCGCCATACTCATGATATTCGGGTCTGCAACTGGAATTACGTCCACTCGATCATCAAAATCAGTTTGTTTTACTGCTTGATCTGCACCATATACTGAATATGGGTAGATTGGTGGTAAGTATGTGCCAAAAACTTTGGCTAAAAGTCTAAAT